CCAGCGTCACACATGGCATTGAGAACGATTGCATTTAACGACCAGGTTGCTTTCCCTTGGTTTGCACCAGCAGGTTTCCAAAGAGGACTTGTAAACAATGCTACATCAACTGGATATTTAGATTCAGCAAGTGGAGAATTCCAACCAGTAGCATTAAGTGAAGGTCAAAGAGATAGCCTATACAGTAATAAGATTAACCCAATCGGTAACTTCCCAGGAAGAGGCCTTGCTGTATTTGGACAAAAAACTCTTAACCCAACATCAAGTGCATTGGATAGAGTTAACGTTGCAAGACTAGTTGTATATCTACGTAGCCAACTTTCAAAACTTGCAAAACCATATCTATTTGAACCAAATGATAAAATTACACGTGATGAAATCAAACAAGCAGTGGAAACACTAATGGTTGAACTTGTTGGACTTAGAGCACTTTATGACTTCTTAGTTGTATGTGACGAAACAAACAATACTCCTGCAAGAATTGATAGAAACGAGCTATATGTAGATATTGCAATTGAACCAGTAAAAGCAATTGAATTTATTTACATTCCGCTACGTATTAAAAACACAGGAGAGATTGCAGGTCTTTAAAAAATTGGGGTCGGCGAAAGTCGGCCCTAAATAGATAAATACTTGTGTATTAAGGAGAACATATATGTCAATCTCAACATTAACAAAGATTTCAGTGCCATTAGCAAGCGATAGTAGCGCAAGCAACCAAACATTGCTAATGCCAAAACTACAATATCGTTTCCGTGTCACACTAGAAAACTTTGGTGTTTCAGCAGAAACAAATGAATTAACAAAACAAGTTGTAGAAGCAACAAGACCTACACTTAGTTTTGAAACAATGCCACTAGACATTTACAACTCAAAAGTTTACCTTGCTGGTAAACACACTTGGGATACCGTAACACTATCATTACGTGACGATGTTACAGGTAAAGTACAAAAACTAGTTGGCGAACAATTACAAAAGCAATTTGATTTCTTTGAGCAATCAAGTGCAGCATCAGGCTTAGATTACAAATTTACACAAAAAATTGAAATACTAGATGGTGGTAATGGACAAAACGAAGTAGGAGTTCTTGAAACTTGGGAACTATATGGTTGCTTCTTAACAAACGTAGATTACGGTACACTAAACTACGCAAACAATGATGCAGTAACGGTTGCATTAACTATACAATACGACAACGCAATTCAGTTAGGCGAAGGCGTTGGTAGCTCAACCGTAGCAAGAAACGTAAGCACATCTACTACAGGTGGCGGCTCGTAAAACTTAATATGAGATTGACTAAAAAGGAGCATTTTTTAGTGCTCCTTTTTTTATGATAAATATAATATGGCATGGCAGAACGAATATTTTGATAACTTATCATCACTAGGTAAAGTAAAAGGTAACTTGGGAGACTTTGCTCACGCAAGTGCTACATTCCTACGAAATAATCATAGATTAGCACCAAAATTTAAATTTCTTTTTCATGTTAACTTTAGTATTAATCCACAGGCATTATCACAATATAACTTACAAGATTACCTAAAAACAACAGAATTTAATCTACTAGTTGAATCTGCACAATTACCTAATTTTACATTAGATACAGAAACCTTAAATATGTACAATAGAAAGAAAATTGTACAAACTAGAATTAACTACGAACCTGTAGAAATAGTATTTCATGACGATATGGCAGGACTAACAACTTTACTATGGGAAGCATATTTTAGATACTATTATCAAGATGGAGAATATACTAGATTAAACTCTGATGGTAGTTCTAACAACAATCCTGCTGCTTTTAGAAATACACCAGTAAGAAATATTCCTGCATCATTTAATTACAGATACGGTTTAGATAAAGGAAATAAAACACCTAGTGTTCCATTTTTTAATAGTATAACAATAAATCAGTTACATACAATTGATACTAAAAGGAAGCATACATCTATAACATTATTAAATCCTATGATACAAACATTTAATCATGATAGAGTTGAATACGGTGCTAATGACTTTATGAAAAACACTATGCGTGTTCAATACGAATCTGTAATATATGGACGCAACAATACACGAGAAGACACACCATCAGGATTTGCAAATATTGCACACTATGATAAACAACCTAGTCCTTTAGGAAATGTTACTCCATCTAATGGTTTAGATTTAACTTGGAGTGTTATTTTCAATAATGAGAGCGTCGATACAAACTTCTTTTTCTTAAACAATAGATTTCAAATTACAGACAGGTTAGGATTACCTAATATAGAAAGTATAGCAAGTGATCCACAAGGAAATAGTTTGATAAATGAAATACTAAGTAGTTTAGTATTTGGAGTAACAAATAATAGTTTTCCAACCACAGGCGGTAATGCAGGAACCGTCAATGCAGATGTATATAGGAATACACTAATAGAAAATTCTAATGCAAATAGAGCCCAAAGATATGTGCAGTTATTGTCTAATCAACAACTATTAGACGATACATCATTTGCTACCGTATACAGAGACGAATTATTACAAAACGGATTTTCAGGAGATTTTAATAGTCAAAAAGCCGAATGGGATAGTTTAAGCAGATCTGCAAAAAATGTTTATAATCAAAAGGTATTAAATGCACTATGAGTGGAATAGAAAATATTAAAAAGAAAGACTTAGTAAAAAAGTTTTTTGACAATTATAATAGTAAAGATATAAATTATAATGCAAATGAAGTTGATGCAACAATTGGTTTTTTTGTAAATCGAGACTTTGATAGCAGTAGTGCTATTAATATAAGTAGTATATTATTACAACAAGCAAAAAAAGATAAAGTTGATATATATCAACTATTAGATACTTTAAAAGGAATAAATGAAGTTCAGTTAAGTACAATTGTTGCTAAAATTATGAATAGTAATAGAAGTAATTTAAGTTTACTAGGATTAAAAAGATCTTTAGAACAAAATACAACTGAATCTCGTAACATTATATACTAATGGCAAAATATGCACAAGGAAAATATACATTAAAAAATCCTGAAAAATACGTAGGCGGAAGAAATCCAACTTATAGGTCAAGTTGGGAATTTGCTTTTATGCGTTTTTGTGACATGAATGAAAATGTTAGTAAATGGGCAAGTGAAGCAGTAAAAATTCCATATAGAAATCCGTTTACAGGAAAGTACACAATTTACGTGCCTGATTTTTTTATTGTTTACGAAGATAAAAAAGGTAAACAAAATGTTGAATTAATTGAAATTAAACCAGCTAATCAAACATTCAAAGAAAATCTAGGACGTAATAAAAATAATCAAGCACACTATGTTTTAAATCAAGCAAAATGGGCAGCAGCTAATGCATGGTGTAAACAGCAAGGCATAAAATTTAGAGTTATTAATGAGGGTGATATTTTTCATAAAGGAAACAGGAAATGACCTCATTAAAATGTTGGTATTTAAATAACGGTATGTATATGGATCATACCTTAGAAGGGTATAGGGTTTTACCTTGTTGCCAATATAAACATGTAGATGAATTTTATAGTGTTGATACTCCAGACAAAATACATGATCATTTTTTTATGGACTCTATTAAACAAGATTTTGCAAATGGAATAAAACACGAAGGTTGTGAAATTTGTTGGCATAATGAAAGTATGGGTATAAATTCAAAAAGATTAGCAGTTAAATTATGTGAATCACAACAAATAGGTCAACATCAAAATTGGGATATTCGTTTTGGTAATTTGTGTAATTTGAAATGTGTAATGTGTCAACCTCATTGTAGTAGCAAATGGTATGAAGATATAGATGTTTTTACAAAACATAGAGGTGGAGTAGATGTAATAGAAAGTATAAGAAAAAAGCCTAAATTTGATTGGGATTATGTAAAAAAACATGCACCTAATAATGCGCATAGAATTTATTTTGCTGGTGGTGAACCATTATATGACAAAGAAGTTTTTGAATTTGTTAAGTATCTTAGCGAATTTAGTTGGAATAGAAAATATACAAATATAACATTTAATACAAATGGTATAAGTTACACAGATAAATGGCACGAGTTATTAAAAAAATTTACCGTTGTTCCTACAATGATTGTAAGTATAGATGGAATAGGAAAAGTAGATGAATATATTAGATATCCTACTGATTGGGAAATAAAAAGAAAGCAATCAAAATTAATTAAACGGTGTAATTTAAAATTATCTTATAATCTAACAATAATGGCGTTAAATTTTCCTAATGTAGGTGAAGTTATTAGAAAGTTTAATCCTGGTTTAAATACTTTAGTGCATCCTAATTTTTTGCATATTAATAGTTTAAAACCTAATGTAATTTACCGTGTAAAAAAAACAAAGCGTAAACATCCATATGTTGCAGATTTAATCAAAAAACATAAATTTAATGAAGAAGGAAATGAAAAAATGAAAAAGTACCTTTCTGATTTAGATCAAACAAGAGGCACAGATAGTAAAAGAGTTTTACCGTGGTGCTGGGAGTAGATAAATAATAGTAGTATTTAATGGACTATTATCATGACAAAAAAACTAGAAGATTTACTCAATCTACCTGACAACAAAGAACCAGATAAAAACCCTGTTGAAAATGTTCCTTCTAACGAAGATACATTTAGAGACATAGCCGAACTAGATAAAATTAATTCTGCATTACCTGCTGTAAAAGGTTTAGGTGAAATGGCAGATAAAGAATTAAACGAAGTTGCAGACAAAGCTATGCAAGCATATGAAGATTTGATGGATCTTGGTATGAATGTTGAAAGTAGATATTCAGGTAGAGTATTTGAAGTTGCAGGTACTATGTTGAAAACAAACCTAGATGCTAAAGTTGCAAAATTAGATAAAAAACTCAAAATGGTAGAACTGCAACTTAAAAAAGAAAAAATGGATAGAGATAATAATAGTACACCTGATGGAATGATAGAAGGTGAAGGGTATGTTGTTACTGATAGAAATAGTTTACTTGAGCGCCTAAAAGGCATGGATAAAGATAAATAGTATTATAGTTTAGGAAATCACAATGAAAACATTTGCAGAATACTTAGTAGAGTCAGAAAAGGTGTATAGTTTCAAAATCGGTGTTGCCGGAGAATTACCAGAAGGTTTTGAAGGTGCATTAGAGACTTCATTAAAAAAGTTTGGGGTTAAAAATATGACTCCTGGTAAAAAAACACCTATACAGGAACGTCCATTAGACTTTCCACAATTAGAAAATGTAGACGTAACATATTATGAAGTTGATTTACATTATCCTACTACAAGTCAA